GATGATCAGGAACCGGCACAAGGACGCGATCCCGGCGCGGTGCTCGACGCGCGAGTTCGGTCAGGCGATGGCCCAGCTGGACCTGAGCGGAGTGCCGCCTGAGAAGCGCAAGCGGGCGGTGTACGAGCACCTGATGCGGGTGATGGAGGGTGAGGCGGCGTTCCCGGCCGATCGGCTGGAGATCGCGGCTCACCGGGCGGTTGTGAGACAGGCGCGGAAAGCGGGAGTTGAGTGATGGGCGATGTGGTGGATTTCGACGGTTACACGAAGCGGGACATCAACCCCGGAAAGATGCTGCAGGCGATGGCTAAGGAAGTGACGGACGGGTCGGTCTGCGTGGCGGTTGTGCTGGATGAGGAGGGTCAGTTCAACATCCATTCCTCGACGGCGTCTTACCCGGTGACGGGCCACATGCTGTCGCGGGCGCTGCACCGGCTGCATACGTCGTTCGAGGGAGGAACTTGCGAGGACTTGTATGACTGATCCCATGACCGAGGCCAAGGAGCGGCTGCTGGCGATGCGCCGGGCCAGGGAGTCGTTCCTGGGCTTCGTGCGCTACATGCACCCCGATTGGGTGATCCCGGATTTCCATCGGGAGCTGATCGATGTTCTCGACAAGCTGGAGCGACGCGAGCTGAGGAATGAGGCCGGGGAGCGGGTGGTGAACCTGATGGTGAATTGGCCGCCCCGGCACGCGAAGTCGGAGCTATGCACCAAGCTGTTCCCGACCTACTACATGCTGAGGAGGGCTGATCGGCATGTGATGTCGGCCAGCTACAACTCGATTCTGGCGCGCGACTTCGGTCGGGTGGTGCGTGATATGGCGCGCTCGAAGCCGGTCAAGCAGGCGTTCCCCGAGTTCAAGCTGTCGAGCAAGTCGGTGGACGCCTGGACGACGCCGCAGGATGGGACGTATTTCAGCGTCGGCCTGGGAGCGACGACATCGGGGCGGCCGGCGACGTGCTTTGAGGCTGGGACTCGCGTGTTGACGGAGCATGGCGAGGTTCAGATTGAGCGTCTGCGCCCGGGGGATCGGGTCGTGTCGTTCGACCACGAACGCAATATGCTGCGCGTGTCTCGTGTGCTCGCAACCAAGACATCGCGGCGCGTCACTGGCATTTTCGGGTGTTTGCGGTGCACCCCGGACCATCCTATATTCGACGGCCACAACTACCGGCCAGCCGAGGACTTTAGTGATGGCAACGCGCGAATGTTCACACTGCAAGACGCTGTTCAGCTATCCCAAGCATCGGGATCGCAAGTTCTGCTCCCGCAGTTGCTATCAGGAGGCAATGCGCTCAGAGCGCACAAAAACGTGCCAGCAATGCGGCAAGTCGTTCGAGGACCACGAGCAGAAAAAGGGGAAACCGAGGAAGTTCTGCTCCCTGGAGTGCCACCACGAGAGCATGAGGCTGACCGCGAAATGTCAGCAGTGCGGCACCGTGTTTTATCCCAAGCGAGGCAGCAAGCAGCGGTTTTGCTCAAGAGTGTGTGCCGGGAAGGCGGCAAGTGGAACGCGCATTGGGATGCGTCTTTGCGGAACGTGCGGAAAGGGGTTCAGACCATCAACCGCTACGCATCTTTTCTGCTCAACAGCCTGCGCTTCAAATCACCATTCGGGGAGGATGGTCGGCTTGGGGAACAGCAACTGGCGGCATGGGTTGGAGTACCGCATTGGGTTCAAGAAGCTGAAACCGCTTGTGATCGAGCGGGACAGCAAGCAGTGCCAATGGTGCGGCAGCAAGGACGGGTTGGTAGTGCATCACATCGACAGCAACAAGCACAACGATGTGATGGAGAACTTGATCACGCTCTGCAAAAGCTGCCACAGCCGCCATCACAAGCTGTCGAAGTCTTCGACATCCAGGTTGAAGATGATGGCAACTTTTTTGCAGAAGGCACGCTCGTCCATAACTGCTTGATCGTGGACGACCCCGTTCGCAATCGAAAAGACGCCGACTCGAAGATCAAGCGCGACGACACCTGGAATTACTACACGTCTTCCCTCGAAAGCCGTCTTCAGCCCGAGTCGACGGGTGAGCCGCCGATCCAGGTGGTGATCCTCACGCGCTGGCACAAGGACGACATGGCCGGTCGGCTGATGAAGCGTGAGGAGTGGCAGCGCGGGGAGTGGCTGCACCTGGTCAAGCCGGCGATCCTGGATGAGTCGACCGAGTCCGTCTTGTGGCCGGAGCGGTTTCCGTACAAGTGGCTGGCGAGGAAGCGCGAGGCCAGCCCGAGGGATTTCGCGTCGCTGTATCAGCAGCAGCCCTACACGGAGGGGGGCGACATCATCAAGCGCGAGTGGTGGCGGTTCTACGACCCGAACCAGACGCCGGCGATGGAGATGGTGGTGATCACGGCGGACGTGGCGAACAAGGCCACTGAGCTGAATGACTACACGGTCTATGCGGCCTGGGGGGTGTCGGCCGATGCGGACATCTACCTGCTCGATCTGGTGCGCGACAAATTGGAGTTCCCTGATCTCAAGCGCCGCCTGCCGGTGTTCGCGGCCCTGTTCCGGGGAATGGGGCTGCGCGGCGTCTACATCGAGGATCAGCAGACGGGCACGGCCCTGGTGCAGGAGCTGAAGCGCGAGACGACGCTGAACGTGCTGGGATGGCGCTCGTTCAAGGACAAGGTGACGCGCGCCCATACGGTGAGCCCGCTGGTGGAAGGAGGCCGGGTGTATCTGCCGGTTGGCAAGCCGTGGGTGCGCGGGTTCCTGGATGAGATCGAGGCGTTCCCGAACGGGGAGTACGACGATCAGGTGGATGTGATGACGATGGCCCTGGATGTGCTGTCGAGGGTGGCGGTGTCCGGAGAGAGCAAGGCGTTGAGCAACTCGGACATCAGCCTGTGGCGGCAGTACCAGGAGCAGCAGGAGATCGTGCTGGGGAGCGCGGCGCTGCGGCGGGATAAGCGCAGCTTGCGGGCGCAGACGGGGTTGGGAGGGTGGAAGGGCTGGGGAGGGTGATCGCTATCCCAACCTCGACGTGAGACTGGGGTTGTCAGTCGGCGAAGACGGCATATAGGCCCTGGGGTTTGTGCCGTCTAATGTGCCTGTGAACCCCCTCTCTACCGCAGGCTTTGCAGCGCTCGAAGGCGACAAGGTAAGGCAGGTCGGATTCCGCCAGCGCCTCGTTCCACTGCCTGGCGTTCTTCAGCTTCGTGTATCTGGCAGCGATGTGCTGTGTCTCGCCACCGCATGGGCACTGCATGGTTTGAGCCCCCTTCTGCTATCTGTGAATCACCCGCCTCATTCTGGCTAGATCGAGCGAGGAAATTAGGGCAAAGAGTCACCCACCCGCTGATGAAGCAGGTAGGTGCCCTTTACCCTCTGACCATTCCGGCTGAGTCTCGCTTCGGACGATCAGGGCCTGGGTTTCGATGCTGATCCCAGGTAGCAACAGTTACGGCGAGCATCACCGCCGACCCGCGCCTGTTGCACGCTGCCTTTCCGGTTCACCGTAGGGCTCCCCCAAAGTCGGTTCGGTGGCAACGCGAGCCTTGCGCTATCGCTGGATTTGGGTCGAACCCTCAGATTTAACGTGCCGGGTGATCTCAGACCAACGCACGACCAGCGGGCATCGGCGGGGTCCAGGGTGAGCGTTGCGCTTGCTGACCCACGGAGCGCGCCGATACCGCTAAGGTAGCGCAAACGCCGAAAGATGCAACCCGCTTGACACCGAAAGCGCCCCACCCCACACTCGCTCCCAGCACCAGACCCCCTCATGTGTTGCCTCACTGTCTGTCCGGTGCTGCCTTTCCTGAGCGTGTGAATCAGCCCCCCAAGGGAAACCCCGGTACTGCCTCACAGGCTGCCGGGGTCTTTTTTTGCCCGCCTAGCAGAAACATCGAAGGGTGTCTATAGTGGGCGCGACCGAAACCCAGGCGCGAACACGGAATGGCAAACCCCTCGCACCAGATCACCGATCTCTCCGATCACATCGAAGCCCTGATCAACTACGAAGACGTTGCTGAGCGTCTTAACCCCGATCAGGAGAACCGTCTCGTCGATTACGTCCGCGCCTGCCAGGAGCTGAGCTACAACCGCATCAGCAAGCGCTATCCGCACTGGCAAGAAGCCGATCGCGCGCATGACGTTTACGTTCCGCCTGATGCGACAGACTTCCGAGAGAAGGTGGTCATCCCGGACACAAGGGCGATCACCGACACGGTCGTCACCTACGTCATGTCAGCGCTTGCGGGCCGCAATCCGATGTTCGGTCTGGAAGGGCTCAACCGCCAGTCGCGCAAGCAGGCGCTACTGACTGAGCGCGTCTTGCACCAGAACATGCGCCGCACCGCCGGTGAGGCCCGTCTTGCGCAGCTGATCCTGGACTCGGTGCGCTACGGCTTCGCGCCGACCAAGATGATTTGGGACGCCGACCGCAACCAGAACCAGATCATCAACTTCGATCCAAGACGGACGTTCCCCGACCCAAGGGTGTCCTGGGGTGACTTCGACCGGATGCAGTTCGTCGTCTTCTCCGACGCCATCAGCTACTCCGAGCTGTACGCCTCGGGCGCCTATCCCATCCTCGACACGCAGAAGGACATGCAGCTCGATACGCCGCCGCGCCAGGGCTGGTCGGGGCACAAGTGGCACCAGGAAGCGGGCCGGGGCCTGTCGATCGATCCAGTGGAAGACGCTCGCACCTCCGGCATCCACTTCCGTCTTGGTCATAACCGCTGGGTCGACGAGTGCTGGGTAAAGCTCGCCGGCTACGAAATCGGCGTGCCCTCGATCCGCACGATCTGGCTGGTCATCACGGTGCTCGACGAGCAGAAGATTCTCTCGCTCAAGATCAACCCCTACGGCCAGCAGTTCCCGACCGTTTACGGTGGCATCTTCAACGACGCGCACAAGACGTACAGCGAGAGCATGTACGACCTGATGCTGCCCCTGCACGACATCGCCACCTGGTTGCTCAGGAGCCGGGTCGACAACGTGCGCGCGGCGCTCAACAACCTGATCTTCGCCGATCCGACGATGGTGTCGATCCCCGACCTCATCGACCGCAATCCGTGGGGCGTTGTCAGGACGACGCCGGGGGCCAAGCCTGGTGACGGCATCTTCGTCGCCGAGGTGCCGGACGTGACGCGCGGGCACTGGAACGACATCGCTGCACTGTCCGATCTCAAGCAGCGCGTTTCAGCCGCCTCCGATGCGCAGCAGGGCGTGCCGACCCCGGACGTGCGAACCGCCACCGAGATTCAGCGCCTGACCCAGCTCGGCAGTCAGCGTCTCGGGATGCTGAGTCGGGTCATGTCGGCCACCGTCATTCGCCCGATGGTGCGGATGATGGTCGCCAACCTGCAGGACGCGCTCGACCTCGAAGGCTCGATTCGGATGCCCTCAGACGAGATGCCGCCGGCCCTGGCCGACATGGTGCAGGACGACTACCTGGACTACAGCGTGGGCGATCTGCGCGGTGAGATGGACTATCTGGTCATCGACGGCACCCTGCCGCTGGAGCCCACCCGCGATGCGCGCACCTGGATGGACCTGCTCGGCATCCTGAATCAGACCGGGATGATCATGGAGTTCCGCCAGGACAAGATCATCGAGGAGGCGATTCGCGCGATGGGGATCAGCGATCTCGACCAGTTCCGCATCTCCAAGGAACAGCAGGCCGAGGGCATGCGCCCTCACCAGCAGCTCGCCCTGATGGAGAAGATGCGCGGGGCCAGCGTGCAGCCGCAGGAGAACATCGAAAAGGAATTGCACAAGGGCAATCTGATCCCGTTCAGGGGAGGGGTTTAACCATGCCGCGAGAGCGTATCCCGAGGAGTCGGTCGCAGGCCGATCACAGTGAGCGCCTGACGCGCACCGAAGACCGGATGCAGGAGATCGTTACTCGCCAGCGCGCAATGGAGGCGCGTCTTGATGCGCTGGATATTCACATCAAAGGGCGCTCGGTGGAGCAGGACGAGACGTATCTCACTAAGGCGAGGATCGTCGGGATGATGCGCAAGCTGGGGATGATTGACTGATGGCGACACGACCGACCGGGGAACAACTGCGGTTCCGCTCGTCCAAGACGGGCGACCACTCGCTCGACACCTACCTGGAAGCGACTGAGAAGGGAGGGCGGTCGCTCTACGACCTCCTGGCCGATGTCTTCGACGAGGGCACCGGCGTCTTGCGCGGCGATCTCTACGAGTTCCGCGAAGACCCAGCCAATCAGGGCGTCATCCAGTACCGCGTCGGCGGCGATTGGGTCGATCCCGAGGCCGGCTGGGCGCAGGTTTCCGACCTTAACGCCAGCACCTACATCACCGCTTGCCAAGACGCGCAGGCTGCCGCCGAAGCAGCGCGGGATGCAGCCCAGCTCGCCGCGTCACAGGCCAGCACGTCGGAGTCGAACGCCGCCTCGTCGGAGTCGAACGCCGCCGCGTCCGCGTCAAACGCCAGCACATCCGCATCGAACGCGGCAACGAGCGAAGCCAACGCGGCCACCAGCGAAGGAAATGCC